TTTCAAAGGAAAAAATGTGAAACAACTACATTTTTTCAAACGGAAACCCACCATGCCATCTACCCCCCCCCCCATTCTTGAATTCCATTCACAACCCTATTGAACATTCCCCCACTAATCAAAACAATCCTTTCCCCCTATAATGCCTCCCGTAACGCAAAAAAAGCGAAAAAACAGCTTGACAGTGTGCGTTTTTTTTTTTGAATAATAGGGTTGTTTAGCGGTTCGCACTTGCTGGACAACGTTTCAACCATCTCAACGGAGTTCACAAGATGAAAAAAACCATCAAACAAACCATCGTTTCCGCCGTATTGGCATCAACATTATTACTAGGAGGGCAAGCAATGGCTGCCAACTTTAACTATCAAGACAACCCATTCACGCTGGTTTACGCCAACGCCATCACCAAAAACGAAGCGGGCAAAGTGAACATTCACCCCGTGAAATACCGCGTGAACGGCATCACCATTGCCGCCAATGTGTACACCCCAGCCAATTTCGACCCAAATAAAAAATACCCAGCCATCACTGTGGCACACCCCAATGGCGGCGTGAAAGAGCAAGTGGCAGGGCTTTACGCACAAAAATTGGCGGAACAAGGCTTTATCACCATTGCCGCTGATGCCGCCTATCAAGGGGCGAGCGGTGGCGAGCCACGTCAAACCGACAAACCGTTCAACCGCATTAACGATATTCACGGAATGGTGGACTTACTCGAAAGCTTCAAAGGCGTAGACACCAACAACATCGGCGCTTTAGGCATCTGCGGCGGTGGCGGTTACACTTTTGCGGCGGCACAAAGCGACAAACGCATCAAAGCCGTTGCCACCGTCAGCCTATTCAACACGGGCTTAGTTTGCCGTAACGGCTTAGGCGACAGCCAAATCAGCACCATTCAAGAGCGTTTGCAACAAGCCGCCGAAGCCCGCACCAAAGAAGCACAAGGCAACGTGGAATACAGTGCCAACGCCGATTTAACCAAAATCACCCAAGCAGACATCGACAAAATGCCCGCAGGTTTGTATCGAGATGGCTTTGAGTATTACGGCAAAACCCACTACCACCCCAACTCAACGCCACGCTACACCACCAGCAGCCTGTTGGATTTGATGACTTTTGACGCTACCGACCACGCCGACCTCATCAACCAACCGCTGTTGATGATCGCAGGAAGCCTTGCCGACACCAAATATATGACCGACCAAGCAATGCAAAAAGCCACTGGCACGACGGACAAAAAAGAAGTGATTATCGAAGGCGCAAGCCACATCGAAACCTACTGGAAACCCGAGTACGTCAGCCAAATCAGCGAAGCATTAACGCAATTCTTTAAAGCCAAACTTTAAACACAGCAACAGGCTACCTGAACCCTTCAGGCAGCCTGTTGAATAAAAAACACGAAAAAAACAGACCGCACTTTCAGCCAAACGCCGATAAAAGTGCGGTGGTTTTTTGCACCCTTTTTTTAACCATACCGACCGAAAATCGGCTTCCCCCACAGGTATTGCTCGATGGATTTCACCTTCATACAACAAAAGATAACGCCATAGAAAAGTGAAAAAAGTTTAGCGATATGCCTACTTTTTATTAGGCTGGGCATACGCCAATAATTGGTCTCGCACTTTCACCATTGTATTTTGCAACGCCTGAGTTTCTTCAAAAGATAAACCAAGTTTCTGAAAAATCACCTTTCCCTATTATTGAATTTTATTCAATACCCCATTCACTTTTTCCTATCTAATCAACATAATCTTTCCGACCTATAATGTTTTCAACTTAATTTAATCGGAGAAAAACAATGATTTCGTTAGTAGCTGCGTCTGTTGGCGTGTTGGTGGGAATGGGGATTGCGTTGCAGACAGGGATCAATTCAGTGCTGCGTAAAAATGTCGTATCGCCGTTGTTGTCGTCTTTTATCGCTTTTAGCGTAGGATCTATTTTGTTAATTTTGCTCATTTTTGTGCAAAACGAATGTTGCACGCCACGAAATTTGCGACACTATAACACGAAATTTGCGACACTATAACACGAAATTTGCGACACTATAACACGAAATTTGCGACACTATAATTGTCGCAGATTTAGTGGATCACGCACAATTTTAAATGTCGTTTAAATGCAGTTTAAATTACGCCATCTAAGCTCTATAAATCAAATTATCCTCATACTTACCTGAATAGCTTGTCGATATCTGCACAATTATGCGCTTGTAATCAATAAATGACTGCCAATTATCACCTTTGGTGGCGATTAGCCAATCCACAAACCGCACAAACTCGCTTTTTGTTGATGAAAAGAAAATGTAAGGCGGTCGCGTGAGTCTAATTAACCCAAGAAAATTAATTAAGTCAAAATATCCATCTTGCTTATAACTTGCTTGATGTGTGCAAAGATAGGGTGGGTCAAGCACAAATATCACCCTTTTATCATCTGAAAATTGCGGAAGTAAGGTAGAAAAACTCTCGTGAACCACCTCAATCCCATCTAAATAACCGTCCGCCGTTGGGTAATCGCTTTGCCGCACGCAGTTGTAAAAACCGTGTCGATATAACTCATCAACCGATTTAACTTGTTGACCTGAAAACAGCAACCACGCACATAAAATATGTGGATCTTTGTAGCCATCAAACGACTCAATAACATCAATTATTTTGTGACGCATTGCAATATCAAGACGCTTTCGTCGTGGATAGTCTGCCAACAAATCACTTAATTGTTGCCGCAGGTGGTTAATATCATCAATATGTTTAAGCCACTCAACATAACCGTCAAAATCATTATAGATAACCGTTGCTTTCTGTTTGAGTCGTTTAGCTGTATGACTTAATAAACCGCTGCCACCAAATGCGTCAACGATAGTCCAGCCTTCACCATCATTAGTAATCATCTCATTTAAAACAGATTTAAACTGATTTAAAAACATACGTTTTTGCCCGACAAAGGGTAACGGAGCTTGACTAAAATGACGCATTGTTACCCCCTAACACCTCAATAATACGACGATAAATATCGTGGATAAGTGGTAACGGAATTGCCGAGCGGGCGTTATAACTATGCAAACAATCGTACATCGTTTTGCCCGAAATATAATGCTGATAACGCAAATTTAGCGGAATATTGCTTTTAAACTTGGTTGCCTTTTTGCAGGGCCAACCATAATTCCCATAATAGGTTGGGTTATCATAAGAAATAGGGAAATCAAGAATGTTAGTCAAGTAATGCCAAATACGGCTAGAATAAGGATTTTCAATGACATAGATTTTCGGCTGATAACGCTTGATAATCTCAACTGTATTGTAGATGCACAGTTCGCCATTAATTCGATTTAAAAAAGAGGTCTCATAACGATAACGTCGCCTTTTAACCGCTGTCGCGTCAAAATCTTTGCGACGGCGAATAGCAAAGCGTGTATTTCCCTGCCATTGCCAACAGACATTCCCACCCTTAATAGAGTTTGCGACGGAAAAACTTTCACAAGGCGGGCTAGCTAAAATAACGTCAGGTATTGGAAGACTATCCAGCTTATTAAACAGCGTATTATCGCCAAATAATCTCCCGTAATCCGCGAGATTTAAGAGGATAACGTGATGATTTTTACCCTCAATATCAATGCCCAGATGATAATTTTTTGTTCTGCCATAATTTGCCCTTAAATTATGGCGTTCTGGCATTCAAAGATGCTCCGACACTCAGATTTGATTAATTTTTGCGTTTAAATGTATTTATTACTTTACAGCGTGTACACTTAATTTCTAAATTTTGTATATTTTCTGCTCGTGCTAGTAGCTTTTTACAGCACTTGCAACGGATTTCTTGCATTTCTTTTTGCATAGACTTTCTCACTTTATGCGGTTTTGCTACAATCCGCTCGTCTGGTCAGACAAAGCGGTCTTGGGTCTATGCAGGCTCTCTCTGCGTAGGCTGGTGTTGTAGAGTTACTGCTCTACAACATCGCCGCTTCTTCCTTTCTCCCGTTACATAATCACTCCTTAATAATATCTAACTCGTACAAGCGTTGCTTGAGCAAATAGCCCTCAAGCTCCCAGAGTTTTGCAAAGGCATTTTGATAAGCAACTTGCTCACCAATCTTAGCGTCATAGTTTTGCTTATCTGCACACGCACTAGTGCCAACCAGTTTAAAGCCGTTTTTAACGGTAATTGTGCAAATGGTCAGTAACTCTTGATGTACATACTGGGTATTGATCACCAAGCTGTCTAAATAGTCTTTTGTCAGTTTGTTCATTTTATTTTGCTCCTTGCTTGAAAATTGCCGCTAAATGGTTCGGAGAAAACCGCCAACCCTCACAACCGTAGTTAATTGCTCTCGCACACCATTCGCTACAGAAATATTTATCCCGTCGCTCCGGAATGAGAAAAATCAACCCTAACGCACCCCACCAGTCATATTTTTTGCCCTTAGTGAGCTGGTAATGATAGACAACCTGTGATTCACTCACGCCGGCAAGTGGGATTAAATCCCACTTGCCGTCCTCTACATCAATGACCTTTTTACGCACGCCACCATCACGCACAGATGAGGAGTAGCACTCGTAATAAACATCGCAATCATAGCGGGCGGTAAAATTAGTCTCTTTTTTAACCGCAATCTCGCAGTGGCTATATTTGCCACGCGTAAATTTACGAATTAACCAATCACTAAGTCTGCACCAATAACTATACAGACTATGCCCATCACGCTTGCCCTTGTATAAGGCTAGATATACCTGACTCATTGTTGTGCCTCCGCTAATGCTTGCATTTGTGCAATGATGTCATCGTGAATTTTTTGCATCTCATCTAACGTTAAATTTGGCTGTTTTAACTCATATTTCCGCATTCGCAGCACACTCATCTGCTCCAGCGTAGCCCGTAACTGTACCGCCTGTTTGAGGATTAGCTCGGTTGCAGTACGTAAATCTAAGCCTGCTGCTTGAGCAAATCCGGTAATATAAACACTTGTCTCACCTTGATAATCTGCTGATTGATAAGCTAATGCAGCCGATTCGCGTGCTTCGTACTCGCTTGTAAAGCGAGTCCATTTATCGAGATATTGTGCTGCTGTGTTATCAATATCATTAATAAGTTGCTGACGTGTTGCGTTAGCTAATTCAGCTTGTCGTTGCTGATTAAGCACCCACTTTGTACCGTTCCAGTCGTGCAGCGATGAAGGTCTAACCTCAACTTTACCACCAAGCCAGTAAGCGTCTTGATTAGTTAGCTGCGCTTGCAATGCACCGCCATCATCTCGCAAATATAAGTATTCGGGATAATCTACCCGTGCTTTAGCTTCGAGTTCGTCATAAGTTTTGCCGTGTATCGGCACGACAAACGATGTTTCTCGCCGACCGGTTGCCGGATCAATCACAATTAAATGTATTAGGCTCATACTATTACCTCCTTTTTACGCCTTAGTTTAAAGGAGCGATAAACAATTTGATTTTAAACTGGTTTAAAGATTTTAAAGATGGAGGAAATATGAGACTACCAAACGGCTACGGCTCAGTATTTAGGCTTAGCGGCAGACGTCGCCGCCCATACATTGCAAGAAAAACGGTCGGTTACACCGAAAACGGAAAACAGATTTACAACACAATCGGCTATTTTGAGACAAAAGAAGAAGCGTTGACAGCTCTTGCGAACCACAATCAGCAAGATAAGCCGGAACCCAGCATAACACTGGCAAAAGTGTACCAGCTTTGGTATCCCATCCACGCCAGACAAGTGTCGCCGTCAACGGTAGAAAGTTATCGCAATAGCTACAATCATTTGTCGTCAATCATCTCTATGCCGATCCACAAAATTAAATATCGTCATTTGCAAAGCGTACTGGATGCGATGAAAGAAAAAGGCTTGTCATACGCCAGTCTTAAAAAAGTGCGATCATTGATAAATCAGCTGTTTGCTCACGCAATAATTAATGAATGGACAGATAAATCTTATGGACAATATTTGAAAATGGGGAAAAATATACCGGTCAAACCGCATAAAACCTTTACTCGACAACAAATTAATAAACTTTGGCAATGCACAGCGACAAATACAGATCTAGCTTTAATCCTGCTGTATAGCGGAATGCGAGTTGGGGAGCTGTTGCAACTACAACGTGGTGAGATTAATCTAAAGCAAAAATACTTTAATATCACCACCTCAAAAACCAAAGCCGGCATCCGCATTATCCCAATCCATCCACGCATTTTACCGATTGTTGAGCGACGGCTTGAGAAAAAACATAAATACCTATTTGTTGATGATAACAACCAACCCCTAACTTATGCTAAAGCAGCTACACAATTTGCAAAAGCAATGCTAGCAATCCGAGCAAAACATACCACGCACGACTGCCGGCATACCGTAGCAACGCTGCTTGACGCAGCTGGGGCTAATAAAGTCGCACGAGACAGATTACTAGGACACGCATCTAGCAATGTCGGAGATAGTGTTTACACACATAAAACATTGATACACTTGAGAAAAGTGATAAATCTACTCAAATAGCGTAGTTAATCGTGTTTTTAACACGCATTTAAATCGCTTTAAATCGTGATTAAATCGCCGTTTAAAGCGATTGTTATTTGTGTGTTATAGACTAAAAAATAAGCGAAAAAATGCAGTTTAGTCATTAAAATTGTTATCCAAGGGTTATGATGTGCCAATTGCTATATATGCTCCATAAATTACGCTTGTTCTGATTGCGTGAGAATTTAGCTCAAATGTTGCATAATTAGTATAACTTTCAAGCACGAGCGCAGACTCGCCGTTAAATCCCGCATAATCTCTATCTATATAAGCAAAAACAGTTATCTTTTTTGCCAATCGAACAGGATAATTTACATATATCGCTGAAGTTGCGTTAACGGGATTATTAGGTTTAATTTCGCCGCTATATACTCCCCCTTGGCTATACTCCGAAATCAATCCACCTACATACTCCAATTTTAGCGTTAGTTCTAACCCACACATATAATGACGATTGACTAGGGTTAATGGCTAGAGCAAATGAGATTGGCTTAGTCGGTCCTATATCCACAACATCGCAATAGATAGTTTTTGCGCTAATAGGCTTAGTGATTATAAAATCAATATTATCATCGCGACACTCTCCCCACTTGGTGAAATGCTAGGATTATCCAATAGTTTTAATGCGTTAACTCAAGGGATTACGGGAACGCAATATTTTCTCCGTGACATCGCTGAAATTGCGGAGAATTTAAACGTCTTTGAAAGTGCGTTTAAACAAGGTTTAAACGACAGTAAACTAAGTGAATGGTTCGATGTTGGTGTGAAAGCGTTAGACAGCTGTGATACAGTGCTTGAACGCCTTAGCGAACCTGTAACGCAAATGACGGCGTGGATTGTGTTACGCGAAGATAGTAACGGCGAGGTGCGTGATGAATAAAGTAATTCAGCACACGATTAGCGAAGGCGAACGTTGGGATTTACTTGCCTATCGCTATTACGGCGATGTAGGTGAAATTAACCGTTTAATGAACGCTAACCCACACCTCTCATTTTGCGAAGTCTTGCCACGTGGCGAAACCTTATATGTGCCGATTATTCAGGTGAAAACCGATTCGCAAGCGGATTTGCCGCCGTGGATGCAGGAGGCAGAATGAATTTAACCGTCAGTCAACCCGACTTTCAACTCTTCTACGGCAAAAGTAACATCACGACTGATGTTAAGCCCTATTTAAAAGAACTCAGTGTCAATGAAATATCACGTGCTAACGTATTACCCCGACCGTCCGTATAAAGTGCTTGGCTTTGAATATCAGTAATAACAAAGTAGCCTTTAAACTTGCTGAAACCTAACACCAAAGCCAGTGCCTGTTGATTTTCTTTAGCCAAAATCAGTTCTTGATAGCGTTCATCAACGGCACCTAACATATAATGCAAGTTAAGTGTTAATGTCAGTTCAGTGAGTTCATTGCCCATTGCCTGCAACCGTGGGCGACCGCTTAGCACATCGTGTTGGGTATAGGTCGCACTGTGTTTTTCATCCAACGCTGTCGGTGCATTTAACAAATCAAAGGCGATATGCCCTAATAACGCATAACTCATTAGTAAGACCTCCGCATTTTTTGATCTACCACACGATTAATCATCTGCTCAAATTCTCGTAAACTCATCTGTAAGCCTTGCTGTACTTGTTCAATTACGCCTTGCCCAGACGCACCATTGACATTAATGGTTGGGTTAAAGGTGACTGTAATCGCATTATCTTTGGTTTGCTCACGAACAGCGACATTTCGCTGTTGTAATGCCTCTTGTAAAGGTTTTGGCTTTGATTTTTGCTGCACTGATTGACGTAACGATGATGGTAAATAACTTGCTGTTAATGCCGCAGTCGCCGCATCGGCAGCAGCATGATTAACAGTATGCTTGCGAACAGTGCTTTTTGTTTTTGCAGATAAAGTGGATTGTGCTGTTTTTACTGATGTCACTTGTGGCAGTTTATTTGTGAGTGCCAATGCAGTTTCAATAGCAGGCACAGATAACGCTTTTGGCATAGCTTGCTGCATTTTTTCACCCATACCACTCACCGCATTAGCGGCTTTCATCGCTGATTTTGCTACTCCGATGACTAAGCCATCCACTGTGTTTTCACCATAGCCCATAAATACCCGACTTGGCGAGTGAATGCCGAGTTTTTCCGTAAACCAATTTTTGACACTGTCGCCGAGTTCGCTGACCGTCTGCTTGGCACTCTCCCAAGCCTGATTAATCCCGTTTACCAATCCGTTAATGATGTTTTTACCAAACTCGGTAAAATTATTAGGCAAATCAATGCCAAACCACGACAACACACCGGCGAAGACTTTGTAGAATAAGCCTAACGGCGACCAATTAAGAATAGTGGCAGTGATGTTACCGATGCCGGAATTAAAAAAGCCTTTTACTTTTTCCCATGTGTCTGCGAAAAATGTCTTAATTGGCTCCCAGTATTGATAAATTAAGTAAGCTCCGAGCGCAATTGCCGTCACCGCAAGACCAATTGGGTTAGCAAGCATTGCTCGCCCCAAAAAGAGCACTGCTTTCCCTGCGAGGTTAATCCCCCTAAGCAACCCGCCACCAAGCACTTTTGCTAATCCCACCAATCCGCTTTTCATTGAAGTGACCACCCAGCCAATTCCTTTACTGAAGCGAGAAAAACGCGATACAGAACCTGTCAAGCTATCTACTGCTTTGGCAGCTTGATAGGCTTTAAGTAATTGCATTGGGAGTTTAATTGCTGCTGCAATAGAGAATAAACTGCTAAAAGCAAAGCGGAGTGCGAAGACGGCGGTGCTTAATGATGCTAATCCCATTGCTGTCGCTACACCCCATTTGATTAACGATTTATGCTTTTCAATCCACGGCGCAAGTGTGCCTTCAATGAAATTTTGCGCCGTATTCGCAAATGACTTAATATCCTCAGCAAATGCTGAGCCAAACGTGCCAACCGCGCTTTCCCAAACCCCACCTAACGCTTCTAACGCCGAGGATAGTGTTTTGGTTTTTTGTGCAATACGATCTTCGAGGCTAGCTTGAGCTCGCATTTTTTCAAGCATTTCATTTAACCCAGCTACACCTTTTTGAGCCAAAATATCTGCTAGTCGCCCACCCTCAATTCCAAATAACTCTTCTGCAACTAAACCTACTCCTTCATCACCAAACTTTTTACGAATTTGTTCAAATTTCGCCATCTCGGCGATCATTGCATCAATCCCTTTGAAGTTACCCTTTTTATCCCAAAATTCAAACGTAACACCAGCTGCATCCATCATATCTCGTGCTTCCGCTTTCATTCCCTTTTTAGCTGCCGCAAGCATTTTCGGTCCTTTGTTCATTCGGGATAACATCATATTAAAACCCGTTCCAAAGGTTGAACCCTCAAGCCCTCTTTGCCCAGCCATCCCCTCAATTGCAAGAATTTTCTCTGTATTTTCTGCGCCTGTAAGACCTAGAGAGTTCACTTTAGGAGCATAGTATTTCATTGATTCATACACTTGAGCCTTATTTAAACCAGCTGCATACATTACTCGCTGTAAATAATCAGCAGCTTTACCCAGCTCTGCATCTTTTAAACCGTGAGACTCCATAAACTTAGCAAGAAACTCACCGCCTTCAAATTGATCCATCTCAAGCAACACATTCAATTTAGCTGCAGTTTTAAACGCCCCACCAAGTAGCACTTTCTCGGATATCCCTTGTTTTTGCAATGCACTGGCTAAATTATAAAAATCCTTTCTTGTACCAGGTAAATCCGTGCCGAGTTGATCTGCTATCTTGCCAATCTCATTAAACTTACCAAACGTTCCATCGGCTTTCATCATGGCAATTTTGAGATTATTTGCCGCTTCCTCTTGCTCAATAAATGTCTTGACCGTTGACCAAACGGGTAATGCAATCGCTGTTGCTGTCGCACTACTTTTTATAAAACCGCTGGAGAACTCTTCACGCTGAGCTTTACGGGATAGCTGTTTGTCCATCGTTGCTTGTAATCGTTGCTGTGCTTTTTCAGCGCGTTCAATCGCAGCTGTAAATTGTTGTTGCTTAGCTGTGGCACGCCCAATGAATTGTTGCATACGCTCATAACGACGTACCAATTTAGTGACATTTTTATCTCCGGTCGCATAAGCCAGTGAAATACGATGCTGTAACGTGAGTTGTTTTTGTTGTGCTCGTTCAATACGTGTGCCAAGTCGAGATTGTGATTGATAGGCTTTAGACAGCCGATCACCCAAGCCTTTGACACTCTTTTGCGCTTGATTAAAGGTAGCCTTAAAGCCACCGCCAAGTGCAGCACCAATCACTAAACCAATCGCTAATTCTTTTGCCATTTATATGATCCTGTGGTAAATATAGGTTTAATAACGCAATAGCAAGGAGCATAAGATGTTCGATGAAATAATTGACTTATGGCGAGGCGGTTCAATTTATGAACGCACAGGAGCTATCTTACTTTGCGTGATAATCTTGTGCGTCTTTAGTTATTTTGGTTATCTCACCATAATAACCATTGTTGATTACGGCTGGATGATGGGAACGATCGTTGCAGTTGTTTTAAGTCTGTTTATCGCATTACTTACTGTACTTGCCAGTCCAGCTCTGAGCTTGTTACTTATCGTGATTGCTGGCTTGGTACAGGCTTTTGTCAGCCTATGTCAAGCCATTTATCGTTTACTGAAGCGGTGAAGCATAACCAGCTTTAATTTGCCGTTGCGCTTGAGCAAGCCACGTTTCTAATTCAGATAACGTCAATCCCTCCAACTCAGCAAGTGTAAACCCGAACCACCATTTTAAATCCGCCAATATCGTCATTAATGTTTCATCATTCGGCATCATCACCGAACAGAAACGAGCTTATCTTGCGATAATCCTTCCAAGTCATCTGATCAATGTCTTCAACTGTTAACCCACAACAGGCAGCAATCAGAATAATTTCTCGCTCTTCATTGGATTTTGCTAACTGTGCGGCACGGCGAAAATCCTTGACAAGCGGTTCACGCACTTTTACTTCTTCTAACGCTGTACCGTCTGCTAAGGTAATTGGGGTGGATAAACGAATCACGTTAGTTAATGCTTCAACTTTCATAGACATAAAAAACTCCTTAGTAGGTTTGGTTAATTTCTACTAAGGAGTTTACTTAAACAGGTTTAAATTTGATTTTAAAGCGCTTTAAAGATTTTTATTGACCAATGTTGGCGCGGTATTTTTGTAAAATATCTTGTCCTGCAACACGATATTGGTTGCTAAAGGCATCATAGAATAACACTTCTTTGCCATTGATCATTTGCTTCACTGAATGCACCTGAAACGTCATCGGATATTCAGTTGGCTCTTTCTTGTATTCGCCAAGATTGACCTTGCTAAACATCGCATTTAATGTCAGCACCAACGGCACTTCTTCCGCCATACCCGCAGCATTAAAGACTCTTACATCTGCACGCACCATCAATTGTGCCGTTTTAAACGGATTGCTGGAAATGGCTGCTACTTCTGGATAAAAACCGTCCCACGTTACCTCGCCCTCCAACGCATTCACCTTGCTCGGCAATTTAATCACTCCCACTAACCCTAAATTGTCGTGTTCTGTAAATTCCACTTCAAATTCAGGCAGTTTAATCGTTTTCGCTTTGCCAATTAAGCTATTGCCGTTGATATAGACGTTAGCGTTATCGACTTGATTAATTACCGCGCTCATTATTGACCTCCTGATACTAAGTTAACGAGATATTTACGCGTTACAATAGAGTTATTAGTAATGCGCTCTGCTGGGATTTTCGGTGTAAAGTCATATTGCAATGGCACCTGTCCTTGACTAAAGGCATCAACGAGATTGGCATCAGGATCAAGACTGACACTATAACCCACAATGGATTTTAAGGTGCTCAAATAGGTTTCCACTGTCCCAACAAGACTGTCTAACAGCGCTTCATCAATCGGCAAATCCATATATTGCAGCTCAACGCGACGAATACTTTCGTCAATTAAATCGGCAGTGCGTTGGACGGTTTCAAAGTTACTGATATGGGTAACAGTCGGATAGCACGCGAGGCGGTTACCCCACATTCTAAAACCCGTACCAAAACTATTAAATACGGTAGTAATACCGACCGCATTTAAGCGATTCGTTTCACTTTGCTTGTCATCAATGCGTGCAGTGAGTGGGACTTCTGCCCCGATAACGCCTTTTAATTGACGGTTAGAGATACTGTACCAATAACCCTGCTCCACATCGGTGAGCATTCGTAAGCCTGCCGCGTGTGTGGCTAAACTCTCTAATGTGTTACGTTCGCCAATGACGTGCGGATAAAAGAGTTCAGTGCGGTCAGAACTGGTTTTAAAGTTAATTGTCCCTTCTGGGCCACGTCCGGCAATTGCTTGAGCAAAGGTGGTGCCTTGTGGTGCCTGCACATACGCTACTGCATTTAATTGACTTGCGAGTGTTTCAAGCGATGCCGTCATGGTTGCTGTCGCATCATATTGTGGACAGATTAAAATCTTCGCATCTGTACCGAATAAGTTAAACCCAGCACGTAACATCTCAAAGCCCGTCCGCTCGCCAGTGCGTGTATCAACTCCACCGCGTAAATCCGCTTCGGTGACTTTGGTTGGGTCGGCATAGCTGTAAGTTGCTGTGACATTGGTTTTATTGGCAGTAAAACGAATTTCCCCAGTCAGCATATCTGCGTTGTAGTCCGTACCGGCAACTAACACGTCTCCGCCGGCTTTGATGGTTAAGTTAATTAAGCCTGCTTGGGCTGTTGTTGCGGTTAATGTATTTTCATCCAGCACCAATACTTCATCCGTCACTAATGTACTATGCTTAGTTGGATCTAACACATTGATCACATACACTTGCCCTGCTGCATAACGACTTAATATATCCAACGCATCACAAAGCGAATAGCCTCGGTCTAAAATATTACCGAATTGAGCAAAGTCTTTTTTCGTGATACAGAGTTTGAGGGCATTGACCTCGCCAACGGGTGCAGTGCCGACAATCCCGACAATCGCCCCGTCCACCTGACTAACGGGAACACTACCACCATTTTCGCGAATGGTTTCTGAACCGTGATGATAAGCCATATTAAGTTGTCTCCTTTTTTGTGAGTCTTGGGTCGAGCGGTTGCCCGTTACGGCGGACGATCACTTCGACCAATTTTTGTAAATCTTGTGTTTTTGTTTGTTGCACTTGTACGGTGTCGACTTGTAATACCAACTGATACTGCCAAACGCCACTTTCTTCGCTATCAAATTGCTCGCTAATTAAGTAGCACTCGCTGCAATTTGGCGGCTGAAAGCCCACCATTAATCGCCTGAGTTGGTCTAGCAGCAACAACGCCCCGTTATCGTTATGCAAGTTACGACTGATTACGGTGAGCATAATACGTACCGTGCGAGATTGACTGATAATGTCAGAGGCACGCAATTTGCCAAATGTCGAGCCGACATAACCAATCAACACTACGCCATTAGGGTGCGCCAGATAATAATCACTTGGGTTATCCGGCATAAGCTCAACTTGCCAATCAGGTAACGCTTCTGACAAATGTTGCTGTATTGCGGTTAAAATCGGTAACGTTGCTGACATCAGTAACCGTCCGTATTGAATTTGCTTGCCGCACGCACTTTAAACTCACCGCTATCAGGCAATAAGTCATCAACACGCGTCTCATCTAGCGCTGTTACCCCAAGATGCAGTTTGCCTGTGGCAATCTGCTCTAACTCTTTAATTGCCTGATGGTAAGTTTCCTTGACCGTTTCAGGCATTTTCATTTCTGGACGACGGGCATAAAGCCAATAACGAGCCAATGATAAGCAATGCTGACTAATGACCGTTGGGGTTTCCGACAACGGTAATAGATAACGAGAACGTAAGGCGGCATCAATGCGTTCACTAGCCACTTGAATCGCAGTATTAATAACAGGTAAGGCAATCTCTGTCGCTCGACTGTCATCATTACTTAGTTGGACTAAGATATTGCGACTAAACGCTGCTACTAACATTTCTGCCGTGATATACATTATTTTTCCTTTTTATCTGTTTTTTCAGTTGCTTCCGCTTCCTTCGCTTTTGCCTCTGCTTCCGCCTTGGCTTCTTCTGCTAATGCTTGTGCGATGGCTTCTGCTTCCGCTTTTGCTTTTTCGAGTGCTTTCGCATCTTTTAGCGTGACATACACAGCTAAACGATGATATTCCGCTTCAGTGAGCGAGATATCCTCGCCCACGTCATAGCGCTTGCCGTTATGTAAGATGGCAGTGTGAGCAACCACTGCGGTTAATACGGCTTCTGTTTGTTTGGTCGTACGTGTCATTCCAACCTCCTAAGCTAAGCAGTCTTTAATCAGATAGCCGGCAGGTTTACCGACCAAGTGCGGTTTATGAATATCGGTAGTGCGGATTACTTCCAGTTTGCCGCCGTTTTCCACATAACGGTCAACAAATAAGCCGCCTTTACGGCGTACGGTATAACCGTAACTTGGTTCGTAAACCGTGCCTTTTTTCTCGGTAGAACGTGGCGCGACATACGCTAACACAATGGTGTCTGTCCAAATATCTTTTAGCGTGCTGGATTCTTCATACACCGCCTCGCCAATTTTGACCGTATCGACATCAATCAACTTAGCAAAAATCTCTGGTGTGATAATGCCAGTTTGCACATATTTGATTTTTTCAATCACTTTCGGATGCTCTTTTAACACCTGCCACACATCACCGGCGATAATGCAAACATTGGCTTTACGACCGATAGAACGTTTAATGGCACGTTTTGCCATATCAAAGACCGTAAACGGATCTGAATTGGCGTGGCTAAATTGTGATTCGCCAGACAGCACAATTTTGTTAGTGCTGTCATAATTGGCTTCGTTTTGCGCGACATCAGCAATCTCTTTTTCACGCCCTAAGGCAATGACATCTTGCGTTGTGTTGAGGGCGAATTGACGTAAGCTAAAAATTGCCTCGTTTTCTTCACGATAGTCAATTGCATATTCAACATCGTGTTCTTCCAAAGCCACATCAATTGCACCGATATCTTCTGGCTCTAAGCGATTCGACGCGCCACGTAAGTTACGCACTGTACTTGGTAGGCGGAACGCTAAGCGTCCAAAGGTTGGAATTTTGCCTGCTTCTTTGTCAATTTCGACTACCGGCATAAGCGTTTCGCCAATCAGCTCGTTGTTGTAATAACCTTGTGCCAACTGGGTTAATACGGGGTCTTGAACACGTAATTTTGCTAAATTGTGTGCAGCCATTAATTGTCTCCTTTTAGTTAATTATTGGTTAATTGCGTTAAACGCCTCAACATAACCGACGCTATGTTCTTTCATATAAGCACGGACTTGTTTATCCATCTCGATTGAGGCAGGGTCAGTCCCTTCGGCGTATTCCACGCTGTCATCTTTTGGTTCAGCGACCTTGTCTTTGGTTGCCACTTCGGCAAATTCGACCGACTTCGGCAGTTCGGTTAAAAACGCTTTTAAACACTGTTTAAATTCGCTTTCAGAAAATGCTGCACTGTCGTGTTCCGCATTTAGTAAGGCTAACGCAGCCTCTTTTTGCTTCGGCGAGAGTTTGCCTTCAGCAATCAAACTCTCAGCAAATGCCGCATTTTCTGCGTGCATTTTTTCGCGCTGTGCTTGGGCTTGCGCAGCTTTTAGCTGTGCATTTTCAGCTTCAAGGGCTGCAAGACGTTGCTTTTCTTGTTCCGACATAGTTCCTCCTTCATTTGGTTTCTCATCGGGTTCATTAAAAATAGGTGAGGGCGGTGTGTCATAAATTTGCTTTACTTCTTCACGCACCGCATCTTCTTGTAAGCTTTGCACTTGCCACGCCGGCAAAACGCGGTCAGCCTCATCAAGACTAAATTTTTCAATAAGAAAATCGCGCAACCGTTGCCACAACGAGGCATTTGTCCAGTCGCTAAACTCAACAAATTCGGTATCACTGTCGGCGAACATCGGATCTTTTAAGCCTTTCACCGCCGGCGGCATCGCCCCCAAAAAACCGACGTGGCGTAAATAAAAACCGTCCGGTTTCGGGTTGTTAGCAGAGTTTGGCAAGTAAAAAGCGGCAGAGATTTTTTTAAACTTGCCCTCACGCACCAGCTCGGCAAATTCACTGTCGACCTGTTGCGGTTCGGCTTTTAACACATCGCCCTCTGCCACTAAGCCCTTAATCCAACCATAAGCCGGATTGTCGTGTTTCGGGTGCCCGATCACTATCGGCGCTTCGTGGTACTGAGCGCTGTAATTGGCAGCGATGGTTTTTAAATCATCGGCGGTAATGGTGACAGTGTTGCCGTTAGCATCTTGTCTGGTGCCGGCACGAAAGATTTCGATAAGTTCCATAGCGTCTCCTTTGAATTAATGACGCTAGTGTAGCGATTGGGCATATAAATTGATTTTAAAGCCCTTTAAAGATTTTAGATGGGAGAGTGAGAAAGAAAAAAAGGAAAATAACGGCAGAATAGATTTTTAATATCGTTTAAATGCCGTTTAAATCTTTCAGGGTGCGTTTAAATTTTTTCAGATGATAAATTGTACCACCTAAAGCAAAAAACGCCACAGTGTGCGTTTTATGACGTTTTCTAAATTATTTAATTTGCGATAACTGTCGTTGTAACAATGTCGTGGCTTTATTTAACAGTACCGCTTTATCATTGTTATTCACACCTAACCACGGACGAGGATGCAACTTTGTTTTGTGTCCTCGCCCCGTCTTGCCGCCAAAATGTTGGATTCGTGCATATTTGGCATCAGAACCAAATTCCACGCTATTATCGTCGTAATTATAGGCGGTTTTATCGCTTAAATAGCCGTCTTGACGCAAAATCTTCAGGCTTTTGCCTTTTTTACGTTTACGTTCCAATGTTGACTTTTCAAGCGACTTCCACTTTTTGCCGTCTGGAGCCACTTCTTGCTTAAAGCGTTCTTTGTGGATTTTTTTTAGTGTTTCACCGAGTACGCCATAGAGTTTTTTAGGGTGTTGTAATTGAATGGCAATCTTTTGCAACTCGGGACTGGCGCGGTCGTCTAGGGTAATTTTGATCATTGTCACACTCCAATAATTAGGCTAAAAAGAAAGCGTGGTAATGTTGCCACGCTAAATCAAGGATCACAAAATGACAAAAAATATTGAACAAGCTATCGAGCGCTTAAAAGCGAGCGGCGAACGTGCGTCGCTTAATCTCGCCTTGAGCGAGTGGGCATATGCCAAACTCACAGCTCACGAGCCGCTTACTGAAGACTCCCTAAGAGAGTGGGCAAATAGTCCTAAATGCTCAAAGGGAAAATCATTAGCGGTACTTAATTTTTTAGCTTCACTTAACGCTTGCGCAAACACCGACAAGTAAAAATAATCGGTATCATCAAGCTCTGAGTCAATGATGGTTAAGGTGCGCTGCAACATTGCCGCACCATTTTGGCTTGGGGCTTGTTCCTCTTGAGCTTTAATAGCCGTTATCGCTTCGTAAAATAGTAGTGCGTTTTGCATTATTTTTCTCCTATTGATTAAAAAATATTCTTAGGGTATAGTTAATTAATAGCGGTGGGGGTTTCCTACTGGAAAGGTTGCGCTTCGGCTCATTATCCTGTTCGAATCAGGCAAACCACCGCTACAATTCACCCCATAACACTTCATATTTACGCATTCCGGTTGTATCCTTAAATAAGCTACCAGTAGTAACACTGTTTAAGTGATATTTTTGATTTTTTTTCGTCAACCTATCTTTCAAATTAAATTTATACTCCAATTTCACCGCAATCTTTTTTCCTTGTGGTGCGTCATAAATAAAAAGCAAGGTGTTTAAATTTTTATCTGGGTTTTCAAATTGCTCTTTCCGCTGCAAAAGTATGGCTTTCGGCTCTTGCAAATAAGCAGGTAATTTTTCCCAGAATGACAACGGCACAGCAATGTTTGCACTCTCTTTTAGCTCGCGCAGCGAATGCAATAAACCTTTTCGCTCAATGGCGATAACCGCTGAATTAGGAGGGATACCCTCCGCCGTTAATTTATCAATGATCGCCTCGGGCAAGACGCCAAGTAATTTAACATCTTCGATAGCTGGTAAATCGGCTTTTGTGGCGACCGACACTTTGCGCGCCCAATCCTGAAACGCGCGGGCGTGCAACGCCATAATTTCGGGCTGTACCAGTAAATCATTTACCGCCTTTGACGCAAACAGTGGATCAGCCGTTACCATCTTTTGCATTAGCACTTTATCCACGCTGTCTAGCCGCCCAGATTTCAAATTATCAAAATTATACGGTGCAAAACCGACATCATAGCCTTTCGGCAAATTCACGCTTCTCGGGTTGCCGCTACGCACACCGACCAGTTTATCTTCAAATTCGATTTCGACCGGTGGCGACACGGTACGCCCCATCGCTTTAAGGTCATCCTCGTCGTGAGCAATCACAGTGCAGTGGCAACCGTAGGCTTTAATCGGGTAGTAGTAACGCCAGAACGGATCGTTTGCCGGTCTAATTGTGCCGTCTAATTGCACGTGAAACGGTCGTGGGTGAGCGTTGTCGTTGTGTTGATATTCCCAATAAGGCATCACATCGGCTAAATCCAAATGTTGTTGCAAGCGTCCACGATTGTAGGCGGCGTAAACATTGGTATCGTAAATAATCCGTGTTCGCCAGTTGCGACCGCCGTTATATTGCCAGCCTGTTTTTGCCACAATCTCATCAAACTGCTTACGGAATCCCTCAAGGGTTTCACCGCGTTGAATCGCGTCATCTACCGCTTGACGAAAGGCAACTAATACCTCATTACGGTTTGCTCCTGCCACCATAAAAAAGTAGTCGTGTTCTTCGCCTAACACGTCTAAATAGCTGTTGGTCGGCAGATTGAGCTTTTTCTCAAAATAGCGAGCTTGCTCTTTAAAGCTAAAGCCACTTTGTACCGTCATTTTTTCACTTCCTCCGCCACACTATAACGCCCAGCCAATTCAGCGGTGGTACTTGCCCACGCTATTACTTTCGCATATTCCGCAAAAGTCAGTTCAGGGATGAGACTGTCGAGTTGATTGCGAAAATCTTCTAAACTTTCTGCTTGTGAGAGTCGGTCTTGCACTTGCTGCAACCAGCTTTCGACATAAGGCTCACCCTCCACTTCGAGCTGTTCAACAATGCCATCGGCGATATTTTTTGGCATTTCTGGTTCGGCAAACTGGGCTTGTGGCTTATCAGCATCTTCAGCGACTAACTCAATATCACCCTCTTCAAAGTTATATGTTCGTTGTAAATATTGTTGAGTAAACTTCACACCAACACGTGATAAAATTTCGTCCCGTTCTGCCTGCAATTTATCCACGCTTTCCTGTTCAAACAGTTCAAATTTTGGCAAAGCATCAACAGCAAAATTAAGCTCACAAAGCCAGCTTAAAAGCTGATTAAACACGCTTTCAACTAAGCGAGCATCATCATCGCGAATATCTTCCAACACTTCCAGCCCGGCGGTAGCACTGGCACGATTACTATCAGCTTCGGTCGTTTGGTCTTGCCCTAAAATGGCAACACTAATTTCTGATTTACAGTAACGCAAAAAGTCATCAAACACTTGTGAGCTGCCACCTTTGCTAGCGCTTTCCAACAAATCAATCGAACTGTCGTCCGGAATAGCGGCGACCGCCGTGCCAAGCATTTGTTCAAGACTGTCAAGCAAATCTTCGGTTTCGACCGGTGAGGCAGTGCGAGGATGTTTACCGACTAACCACGGCGAGCCGTATTTTTCGGCAAACTCCAACCAGAACTTAAAACCGCCTTTTTTAAAGGTCGCTGCCCAAAAGCATTTGGATAAATCGCCTTGTCCGTATGGATTTTCATAGGTGGCATCTTGGGTAGCGAGTAAAAATTTCTTCTCCGGCAAAGCAACGCCTTCCACTGGATTGGCTTTGGTACGCAGTTTTAAGCAGTTATCCTCATCAAACACAAACCATTCCTGTGGTTTAGCCTGAATATCAATCGGTTGCCAAATACCCTCCGCATAACGCCACACCACCTCCAACGCTTGGTAACCGAACAGGGTAGCGTTGAGAATTTGTGAGATAATGTGATTCAGTGGCAACTCCGCAAAAATCGCCGCCAGTTGATCATCAACTTGCTGATTACCGCTTGGTGTAAGCCGCCACTCTAGCCCTTTAACTGCTGCTTTACGGCGACGTACACAGCCTGCCACGTGACTATCTGCCAATACTTCACGATAGGCACTGATATCTCGTCCCATCTTTTTTAGCACCGGATCGGGATTGGGGAGATAATGCCCAATCGCGTAGTAATCTATTGCTTGTGCTCGGCTGGCAATAACTTTGATCATATCCTGTTTTTTATTCATCTGTTACTCCTAACACGCCGCTAAAAAGGCAAATAAAAATAACCAACCCCAGCCATCTAAACCAAGCCATAGCAATGCACAGCCACCTATTACACATATTGACGCAAATACATAACGCATTATTCATACCCTTTTGTTAATTGAACACTTTGCCGTGGCTTACGGCTGGAGGCTTTCACAGGTAGCAATACCGCCTCTTTTGCCGCCAGCAAGGCTAAAAAACACGCCCACGTGCGGTCAGCGTGTCCGCTACTGTCGTTTTCCGCCACAAAGCGAGGTTGCCCCGTTGAACCTGTGATTTTTTTGAGCTTGTGCAAATCTTCACGCAAGGCATTATCACCTTGTGGTATGCGGATTCTTCTATCTTCAAACGCATTTTTGCCAATGGTCGCCATATTAAGTTTGGTTGCCACGTTAAACAGCACGCCTTGTACTCGTTGTTTGCCGTGTTGATATTGGGCATCTTCCACCATTTTTTCGCCCATGCCGGTTTGGTCGAGGTTACAAGCAATCACGTTATATTGGTGCATTACACGATCCAGCTCAGCTAATTGTTCACGCAAAGTAACACGTTTTAGCGTCACAATTTCTCGCGTCCAATACACATCACCAACCAGTTCTAGCAGCCAAATCACCGTTAAGTTGCTACGTACGGCAATATCCATCCCAACAAAGCACGGGTTACCGGTGTAATGTTCAGGCAAACCTGCCAAAGGGTGTTCAACGCTGTCAATTAAGTCATAAGATAGCCAACTGCTGGCTTCATCCAACCATTTCAGTTCAAACTCCTGCGCCCACGCATCCTCATCATTTAAGCCTTTACGCAGCTGTTCAATATCACGGGGTAGCCCGTCCGCCACTGCTTGATAAATATCCACTTGATGACGTGACCATTCCGTATTAGCTAAATCGGTCATCAATTCATAAAACTTGTTGCCTTTGCCGTTTGGTGTACTGACAACACGCAATTTCCAACCGGCGGAAATCACCGGAAACAGGGCTTTCCAAATCTCACGACTGTCTTGGTGAAAAGCAAACTCATCTAAAAAGACATTGGCACTAAAACCACGTGCGGTGTCCGGATTTGCTGGTAGAGCAGTAATTTTTGAGCCATTAGGGAATATCACCTCTAACGCGTTAATCGTCGGGCTAAACGGCACTTCGGCAATTTCACACGCCACCCCGACTGCCTCAAGATGACGTTTTACGCCCTCGTTAATCGCTTCCTTCGCTTGGCGTTCCCCACGCGACAAAATCACCCAGCGAGTTTTCTCACCTTTGGCTTCAGCAGCCAAACAATCCAACACGATTTCAAGGGTAGTGGTAAAGGTTTTGCCGGTCTGACGGGCAAACATTGCCACTTTGAAACGGCTGTTATCTTGTAGCCAACGCTGTTGATAACCATAAAGCAGGGTATTACTCACTAATGCCATAGACCGCCCTCATCATTTTTTCTACATCAGCAATTGCCATTCCGGATTGTTTACCGGCTTCTTCGACCGCTTTGGCGGCTTGTGCAATCACATCTTCACGGATTTCTTTTTCACGTTTATAGTTGACTGACTGTGCTTGTTCAATGCGTTGTGCAACTAACGCTAACTGCCCCAATACTTTCGGGCTAATTTCTTTACCCGATTCGCTCATACTCATTGACGTTTCAAAGGCAAGTGTTTTAACAAACTCAAGCAATAATTTACCAACATCACTGTCGGGCATTTCACCCAGCTGCTTTGTCCACACCTCCGCCATTTGCCGACTTGCCCGAATTTTTGCCCCAAATTCTTCCATACGCGAGGCATAGCGATTTAAACCAGTGCGGCTTAATTTCATTTCTGCACTGAGCCCTGCCTCGTCAATCAGGCTGTTAATGTATTCGAGGATGTCTTGCTGACTGTGCGATTTATCGCGCAAACGCAATAACAATTCTTGACGGATATGAGGCGGCAATAAATCCACTTTACTGGCACGTCCCCGTGTTTTTTTATCACTCATTTAAACCTCCTTCAAGCACTGATCAAACTCGGTTTAAATTAGCGTAACAGTGGCTTTTTGACACCATACACTTCGGTACGACCTTGTGCTACATCCCATCCGCGCACTGTCAAATAAGCAACGTAACAACCTGCCACATCTTTAAGCTCAATTAATCCTTGCTCTTTTAACCAAAGCAGATGTGAACGCACTTGGTCGCGACTGATGCGGTGTCCGTATAAGTCTAGGCAATCTTGTAAAATACTTTCGTTCGCATCGTTATTCGCTTCCACTAAAGAGCGTAAAATCACTAAACGTTGGTCTTGTGCAAAAATACTATATTTATCCATTCTTTAATTCCTTTTCTATCAACAGTTGGACTTGATGACTTAAACCTTCCACTTTTGTCGCTATCTTGTCGCTTTTGCCGTCCAGCTTTGCCATTAAGATTTTGATTTCGGCAAGGTCGCTTGTGGTTGGCAAATCCTGCACTTTGGTTTCCAGTGCGTCCAAGCGGTGTTCGTTGGTGCTGACCGTCTGTTTCAGACTGTGCATTTCTTCACGTTTGATATATTTGCTATCCATTGTCAGCCTAACAATAAAGCCAACAAAGCCTGCTACCGATAAAATAATGCCCCAATGTTTTTGCACGACATCAAGGATTTCGCTCATTGCCTACCTCCTTGTGACAAATTGCCCGATAGGTTTGGTTATGCACCCATATTTGACGTAAGGTTTCTGTTGTGTCATTGCGACTTGCTTTAATCACGCTAAAGCCTGCACAACTACTATTCGTCACGTAAATCGCCGGCTTGCTGCAAGCGGGTAATAACATCATCACGGCTAACGCTACGACTGTTTTCTTCATTTTTGTTTTTCTCCCGATAATTGCTAATTTGTGCTTGTGCCGCTGCCTGTTGCTGTTTAAGTTGTTCAGCGATTTGCTGGTAGGTGGCGATTTGCTTTTTCGCTTGCGCCACTTTTAGCCACAAAAACGCAAACAGCGCGCCGAGCAAGGCGATGATGGTTAGCCAGATATAAGCACTTAATGTCATTGTTTGTCTCCTTTATTCCTGATTGCATTAGCAAAACCTTTGGTCGCCGCACCACCGGCACAGAAAATAGCAAAGGTCATAAACAGCTCCGGCGTATAGCTGCGGTCTAAATAGACGCAATACGTTAAAATCCCTGCCATCAGCAACGCCCCGAAAAACTGGATAAAGGCGGTGGTTGATAAGCGACCGTTGTCGTTGGTAATCAGTTCTTTTAATTGAATTTTCACTCCTTTTAAATCTCCCTTGTTCTAATCTCCCCCTGCCCCTCTTTTTCAAAGAGGGGAGTGAAATTTTCTCCGTCCAATCTCCCTCTTTTCTTATAGCCCCCTCTTTTGTAAAGAGGGGGTTGGGGGAGATTCGTCCCCTCTTTCACAAATAGAGGTTGAGGAAGATTCAATCCTTAAATAGATGTTGTTGATTAATCACTTGCTCACTATCAAGCCAACTCCAAACATCAAAACACGGGCAATCTTTCAGCCATTCATTCGGGGTAATTGTGCCATCACCGTTAAGGTCGGGTGATAGATCGCGGTGTCCACAGATTTTGGCGTTTGGGTGTTGACTTTCTAGTTCACGCAATAGACGATGCAGTGCTTGCCACTGCTTGGCGGTGTAGCGTCCGTAATTTTTGCCGTCAATCGAAATCCCACCGACTAAACAAATACCGATACTGTTTTGATTATGTCCTTTAACGTGCGCACCTGTTTCACCGATTTTGCGACCGGTTTCGACCGTGCCGTCAGTGTCGATAATGTAGTGATAGCCAACGTGTTGTAGATGCGGATTAAAGGTGCGATATGCCCACGATTGACGCTTAAAGCCACGTTTTGCGTGCCAACGGTCAATCACCTGTGCGGCGGTTTCGGTTTTGTTGCGTAACGGCTTGCCGTTTTGGGTGGCAGAACAGTGGATGACGATTTTTAAGATGGGTAATGACATAAAAAAACTCCCTTTAAACTTGGTTTAAAGAGAGTTTAAAACTTACGTGTCGGTTTTGATTTTAAAGGGGTTTAAAGATTTTATTGGCGACAAATACTTTCGCACGGCACGCCATCTTTATCTCTATCAAGGCGTGATAATCCACATTGTTCTAAGTGATATTTTGCTTCTTCGCAGCTTTGCATTTCTTTGCAATAACGCTTTCCATCATCACAACTGTATTTAACTGCATAAGAGAAACTGCTAATACAAACTAATATAAAGATGGCAATATTTCTTATCATAATATTAATCCTCAATTTCAGCGAATGACATAATGCCCATATATTGACTTATTGAGATACTGTATTTTTTACCGTTAAGAATAAATGATTTTTGAATATCTTTTTTTGATTTTCCCCATTCCGTTATCGCTTCAGTAGTAAGCGTAATAAATTTTTTACCAACGGTCTTCATTGAATTTTTGCCATCAAAAGCGGATAAAAGTGCAGAATTACTAAAAAACATAATTAAATTTTGATCTCCACCATCCGCAATAGGGACTACATTAGTTATTAAACTCTTTACTTTATGCGTCTTTTTATCAACGGTAATCACCACTGAAAAATTATCTGAAAATTGATAACTAGCAACATCATTCACCTCACCAGTCTGAATCTTAAGCGATTCACTTATCCTAAACGGCGCATCCATACTGGCAAGATTAGTATTAACTCTTTTAGCAAATTGCGATACCGTTAAACCAATATCTTGCGCAAAAGCGAGTGTTGGTAGCATAAAAAACGCGCATAAAATAACGCCATATTTTTTGATTAAGTTTATTGATTTCCTTCCTTTAGGTTGTTTTATAAACGCATTTTAGTATAAGACAAATGGCAGCAAAAAATCCCTCTTTAATTCGGTAAATTGTGATAGAGATCATAATTTACTATTTTGGAGTAAAGTTGAAGGCACCAAAGCCCAAGCAATGCGGCGATTTTGTGATGTTTATCATCAATTTAATCAAAAGCAATAAAAAACCGGCTTGCGCCGGTTATCTTTATTTAAACATATCAAACTGCCGTTTGGCGACTTCCTCCTTTTGCACTTTTTTCACAATTTGATAGACCCATTGCATTGATACACCATATTTGCGTGCCAGTTCGCGTTGGTTGCTGCCGTTAAAATCACACCAAATTGCCAAATCGCGTTCGCTCAAAGTAATCAATAACGCTTTCGGGATATAGATCACTTCGCCGCCCCAGTTTTTAGCAATGCTCTGGGCCAGCTCAATGCCGATTTGTTTGGCTTGGCTATCCTCAAACTGGTATTTTTGCACCAACAGTTCACGCGTATGTTCCGCAAGGTCGAGCAAGATTTCGGAGGCTTTGTCTTCAAAGGTGCTGTTATTTTGCTTTTCGTCCATTCAGTGCCTCCTGTTGATGTTTCCACGCCAGCCATTCCGGGTAGGCTTTGAGGTGTTTGATCGGTTGCCCAAATTGGTGCAGTTGCTCCACCACTAAAATGCGGTTCATTCTGTCGGTTTGCTGCTGTTGTGCTTGTGCCTGCTGTGCCGCTTGAGTCGTGTTTTCTTGTGCTGGGGCGGTAACGCTGACAAATTTCGGGGCGTTGGTGTCATAGACCTGTTTTAGGTAGTTATGGTTGGTCAACGCCGCTCGATTTTGGTTGTTACGGCGTTTGTCCTGCACCGCTCGCACCGTTTCGCTTAAAGCGTGAGCCAATAAAAGTGATGATGGGAATAACTCAAACACTTCTTTGATCAGTTTTACCGCACGGCTGTTTGACAGCTGGCTTTTTTCCGGACGGAATAAGCCGATATAAGCGACCAACGGGCGAGCGACTTCCGCCTGACATTGGGCGATTAAACTTAATAATTCCCGTCCGGCATCATCTTCTAGCAGCTGATCTAAATGAATATCTGAATGACAAATCGGGCAACGACACAGTTTCATTATTTCACCTCTTTTGTTGTACGTTTCTGCCATTTTTTCAGACGTTCCAGCACAATCGACCCAAATTTATAATCTAAACTTTGTACATTTAACACAAGCGGTTTATCTTGTTGCTGCAAAATAGGATTAACAACATTACGCACAAAACTGTTTAATGCGTCTTCTGAGCCATCTCTGATAACACCAGCTTTGTACATCTCAATCCAGAGAGCGCGGATCTTTAACGCAATATTATGTTTTACTTTTGCTTTTTGGCTTGCTGGTGAGCGGTGACGCTTGGCGGTGCGTTTAAAACCGGCTTGTTCAAAGTGATCATAAACACGCATTAATTCGTTGATTGTCATTGCTTTACAGCTGTTTTTACCGGTTTCGTTTTGCAAAATCATTCGGTAGGTGTCCTCATCAATGCCGAGCTTGTGTTTGGCAATGTGGATCAGCTGAATTAATTTTGGTTTGGTGTAACGCATATTTTTCTCTCCTAAAACCCATTATGAACGCCTCTTAGATTTAAAAGGCGTTTAAATGGGGTTTAATACAATTTCTTTTCTAACACTCTCATTTGGTAAGTTGGGTAGTAATGTCTAAGCAACTGATAGCAAGCTGTGGACATCTCAAAGATATTAACGCTTTCAGCAGGTATTGTTTTCTTACAAGTTTTAGTCTGATCCGTATATCCAAACGGCAGCCCCACATTTTGCCAAAAGGTGATTGCACTGATGACAACGGCTTTTACATCGGCATTGATAATAAAAGCTCGATTATCTTTATATAATCTAGGCAATAGCTTCCCTTGATTGATAAGTTTGTTAAGACGCAGTCTAAACCGCCCATTACTTAACATTGCACCCGCATACAATGCCGAGCGATGCAGCAACGCGATCAGCTCAACATCATCATCTCTTAACTCATTAATGTCATAAGTGCCTAGCTTATGCCCCATATAGTGTATAACTGCATTTCGAGCAACCCTACCTAGTGTTTCATCCCAGATATACGCTAAAATCTCATCATCTGTTATTTTCATTTTTACCCCTTATTTTCCCTGAATAGCCAAAAATTCACTTTCTTTGATTTCAGTTAAGCTATCTGGCACAGCAGGAAAATCATCACCCGAACATCCCTGACCTTTTACCGGAATGCAAACTAAAAGCACCTCTCCACAAACGCTCGCTGATGAGAAGTAACCAATTCGCCCATCAAGCACCATTCTGTTTATATCTAGGCATTCTGTGATAAATTTTTTAAAAGGAGGATATTGCCGTAAGATTTGATAAACATTGCAAAGTGCTTTATCTAGCTCTTTTCCAATCTTATATCGCTTATCTGGTCTAACAATGTATTTATCCTGACTATCACTCAATGTTAATTTATAGCCTTTGGTTTGCTTTAATTGCTCAAGGTGTGGATTGTCGCTATTGCAAACAATCCCACTGATAAATTCTTCGCCCCCATACCAACCATCATAAAAAGGCATTGTGTCAAAAATCGCTTTTAATTTTTTATTACGTTCTTCAAATCGTTTTAACCAATCTTCATTCAGCGTTTTTAGTGGCTCTGCGTTTAAGTTACCTTTAAAATATCTATATTCCATTTTTACCCCCGTACTTGCCATCTTGCTTTTGGTAACTGATTTTGCACCAGATCTAGATACACGCCTGCGGCGATATAGTTGCCTGTATTAATCGCTTGCATTGCTTGTTGGATCTGTCCGATCATCACATTGAGCTTTAATACCAGCTCGTTTTGTTTTTGTGTTGTCATTGTTCACCTCGACTAAATGGTCGCACTGCCATTCTGTTGCAAAATTTGCTGCGTTCAGTGGCATATTCGCAATTAATCTCTTTTTTTGCTTTGCCGGAGGCAAGTTGCCAATGCAGTGCGGCATCGTGGTATTGCTGTTTTTTCTCCAACTCCGCTGCTTGTTCGGCGTGGTTGTAATAGTCTTCATTTCTCATATAAATTCCTTATTCATCATCCCGATCAACTAGCAAAAAACGATACTTAAAATCAATGCCGTAAATCTCGCTAACTTCATTTAACATTTCTGCGATACAACATTTTGCGTCATCTTCACTTTCTGCTTCTGTTTCAACTTGTAACGCAGCATTAAGTTCAATCCAATACATACCCATTTCTACACCCCCGCCACATCTAAACTAATTGGTTGATATTGGTCGCTATCACCAACGCGCTCGTAAACTCGCACATAGGCTTTGGAGTTGACCACTTGTACACTCTCACTAATCGCCTGCATTGCATTGAGCCAGCGTGGGTCTTGAATATCCACACGGCGTAAGCCTAAAATGCGGCTAGTATTAAGATTACCCTCCTTATCAACGTTAAATGCACGTTCAATCAAAGCTTTAAGTTCAGGACGTGAGCCTTCTGACCATTCATTTAAACACTCATCAATCAGCATTTTTGCCGCTTGAATACGCTCGTCAAATTGTAAGTGGTCATTAATCGCACGTTGGATTTTGTATTTACCGTCATAGCTATAGAGCGTAACATTGCCTTTGTTACCGCCCAATTTTGCACCGTATTTTTCGGCGGAAAGTTCGACAAAGGCTTGGATATCGCCAAAAATACCGCCTTTAAATTGGCTGATTTCCGTGTTTAGGGCTTTGGCTTTTTCTACCCATTCTTGCACCAGTGCATCACGCTCTTTGTCAATCGCTTTTACCAGCTCTTCAGGCGTGAGGTTGCCTTTTGCGTCTTGCCAGTAGGTTTTGCCGTCAATGGTTACTTTACTCATCATCTTCTCCTGTTAGTTCAAGGGTGTGGTTATTAAAATCGGTGTCGGGATAGTGTTCCTTTAGCCATTCGTAAATCTCTTGCTCGTGTTCCGGACTGAGCGGCGTTTGAAATTCGCCGTGTTCTTTTTTCCATTCTTCGTTGGCTTGTTGTTGCCAACAAAGTTGATCACATTCCGGTTCTTTTGGTTCTTGTTGGCAGGCGGTAAGTAACACCGCCAATCCGATCATCATTAATCTTTTCATTGTGTGCTGCCTTGTTGTCTAATCCGCTTTAATTCCCGACGCAATACTCGGTAAGCACATTGCCAACTGAGTTTGTCTTTAACCGATCCCAAGTCTTTAAATCCCCAAAAATACACGTCATTGTTGATTGTCTTTTTAAGTTTTGGATAACACGCTCGTCCAAGACACAACATATAGCTACCATCCATATTTACTGCGTAAGCCCTACCTCTTAACTGCACAGTATGGCGATTTTTCTTACCTGCCCATCTTGCATAGCGTAATTTTTCAAGTTTGATTGCTGTTCTTTTCATTGCGCACCCCCTGTCATTTGTTGTTTCGCTTGTAAAATAAGGTCTAATGTGATGACCGTGCCTTGCCCTTTGGCTGTCATTCCGGCAAGGCGTAAATACTGGGTTAATGCACGCAATCCGCCGGCTTTGCCGCCAATATCAAATAACACAGTCATTAAATCTTTATCGTTTATATCTAAGCCCCAAGCACTGGCAATGGCTTTGATGTCGCCTTTGGTGCTGGCTTTTAAGCCGCAGTGGTTACCAATGCGTGACCAGAGGCGTGCATATTCGTGCGCTTGATTTACGCCGCCTTGGATACGGGTGTAAACCTTGTCATTACCGATAAGCGCAAAGCCGACTTCCGCTTCTTCTTGGATAATGCGGAGTTCTTCGAGTGCGTCATAAGGTAGATGGTCGCTTTCATCAATGATCACTAAGCCTTGTGTGCCAGTGAGTTTTTTGGTGATCATTCTGCTGAGGCGGTCTTTACGGCGTGGGGCGTCGTTAATGCCAATTTCTAATGCCAATTCGTATAAAATTGCACTTACCGTTGCTCTTGCCGGACTGGCGGTGACCATCCAGACGTTTTTGTTTTGTTTTTTATATTCTTGGCACGCTTTGGTTTTGCCGACGCCACTTGCGCCATAGGCGGTGATCATTGTCGGCAGAATTTTTGCCATATCTAAGGCGGCAAAGATTTTTTTTGCGGTCGGGATCTCAATAAATGATGGCGCTTCGACAAATACTGCCGTTTTCTTTTCTTGGGTAGCCAGCCAGTTCGCTAGAGCATTTTCAACATTGTCGGCATTGCCGGCGTAGGTGCCTTTTAAATAGGTGCTTAACGCCGCACCGGAGATCCCGCATTGATGCGCCAGCTCTCGTTGTGTAATCACTTTTTCTTCCAGTCGTTGCTTAATTTGGGTAATGACGGTCATTGCTTTCTTCTCCTTAACTTATCTTTAAACCTGTTTTAAAGCCCTTTTTCTTGTTTCAATAACGCTAGCCCTTTCTGCCAGCCTTGTTCAAATTCGTCTATTTCGTCGTCTGCAAGCACTTCAACCTTATGCACTGCGTTGCCTTGCTGTTGAAATAATTCAATAATCTTCGGTTCAATCGGCTCTTCCTCCTCAAATTCAGGTTGATAACGTGCCGCTTCTTTGGCGTTCATTGTTTGTAATGCTTTGGCAGACATCTTGTTGCCTTTAACCCATTTTCGTTTTGCATTGTTGTATTCACGTCCTGTTGCTTTATCGCCGAATCCTACTTTTTCGGTACATATCGCTTCGGCTAAATAAGTTCCTGTTAAGCTGTAAACGTAGACTGTGCCATGTAGGTTGTTTGGATCAAATTTCACGATCACTTTCTTATGATTAGAGGCAATCAGATCGGTCGCGAGATAACGGTTTTTGCGTTTATGGACTTTCCCACCACAGTTAAGCTCAAATGTGCCGTCTTTTTTCAGGGTAACGGCTTCACTCATTAGCATTAATAAGCGGAGCTGTTCGCTACTGGCGGTGCGAATGTGAGCGTTGGCATAATCACGCTCAAATACTTGATTAAAGCTATATACGCCCTGACAGATTTCAGTTTCTCGCCCCTCTTTGTCGTTAAAGGCACGGATACCATCTTCTAGCGCAAGGATAAAATCTTCATAACTGACACCGTCTTTCCCACCGTTGTAGTTGTCGGGCTTGTTGTAGATATTGTCGCCAGCGTGATAGCCTGCTAATGTCGGGTGTTTATCCACGAGTTCGCCCAATCCACCATGCGAAAAGGCACGTTCGATTGGTTTTGCTTGTCCGTGACCTTTGCCAAACTGGATAGATGTCCAGTAAAGCTCAATGCCGAGCAGTGGGATAATACCGACTACATCATCTTCTTTAACTTTAAAGCGATAACGGTTTTTCACACCGCCGGTCATCCACTTATTGGCGGCAGCACGGGTGTTGTCGATAGTGAGCTTGCGAGGGATACCGTATTTGTAGATCACGTCCATTAGACTTAGGCGTATGGTGTCGCTGTTTTCGCTTAAGTCAGTGCGATACGCTAAAATTTTGCGAGTGCGAATGTCTTGCCAAATCCACGTTTTCGGACGCACAATGTCGCCGTTGTGCCAACGCACGAACACGTTATGTTGATAACTGTCGCCATTGATCCATTCCATTGCTTCAATTTCTGCCACACTGCGTTGCATTGCAGGGTAGAGACGACTTAATGCGTGTTCACCTTCGCGTAAGTAGATCTGTTGTGCTAATGGCACTTCACGTTCTAGCTTACGCTTTACCGTTTGGCTTGATGGAATAATCCAACCTTGCTCTTGTGCGGCACGTTGTAGGCGGTAATAACAGACGTTAAAAGATGGCTTTTCATTACGCAGATAATCGGCTTTAAATGCTTCCCACGCTGCTTCTGTAAATTCCGCTTCGCCTTGACGGCGTTTGGCGTATTTTTTATCGAGCAATAAAGGCAACCAGTCAGACGGTTCAAACGCTTGCACATCATAAAACCAGCGTTTAATCGTGCCTGCTGATTCGTTGTACTCATTCGCTACCAACGCAATCGCTTTTTGACTGGTTAGCCCCGTTTCTTTTAAGGCGGCAATCGCTTTCACAATCGTCAAACGATATTGCGCCACGCTTTTTTGCCTTTCATTCGCGGTTTGCCACGGTTTCCAGACAACGTCAGGTAGGTAGTTGAGATTTTTCTTTTTTGATGGCTCTGCAAGTTTTTGGGTTTGAGCTTCTTTTAAGATAATTTCGGCTTGCACCTCTTGGGGTAGGCTTTTGAATTCGTATTCTAAACCACCACCGCGTGCAGTACGTTTGCGACTTTTCCAAGCTTTTGTTTTCGCCTGATAAATAATTGCTTGAACCGAATTGGGTAAATTGTTTAAACTTAATTCCAATAATTCTTTAGCAGAATAGTGAGTTTTTAGGTTGTTTTCGCTCATATAAACCTCTAAACACTATTTGTTAGCGAATTTTTTTAGGTTGCGTTCAGCATAACGCGCCGCCCAAATTTCTTCTGGTGGAACGCCTATTGCTTCAGCAATTAAGCGTTCTCCTTTTTTCCAAGGACGATCTAGTGCATTTTTTAAGGTGCTGCCATTGGAATAACCGTGATAAAGAGATAATTGGCGCAATGACCAACCTTTTTTAGCTAAAGCAGCCTTGATGTCGGCTCGATGCCAATCTACGGCTGTTTTTTTAGTGTTGTTTAATGTCCTCAT